CGGCAGCGAAGACGGTCGCGACCACGGCATAGGTGCTCGTGGACTGCCCGTAGGCGTCCGTCGACTCGGTGGGCGTCATCACCTCCAGCGGCGTTCGCATGTAGCCCGGGTTCACTGATAGTCCCCAGAGTGGTACTGCACGATCAGGCGCTGAACGGTCATCGGGATCTCGTTGACGATGTTTCCGATGTTGACGCTTGTGCGGTTCTCGTACATGTGCGTCGCCTGCAGGAGCACGGCGTGGTCAAGCGCAACCGGCACGCTGGCCGCAGTGGCGCCGTACCCGGCGACGAAGGTGACCGTCACGTCCAGGGCGCCCGTTCCCACGGTCGCGGGCCACGATTCGGTGCTCTTCAGCACCACCCGACCCACTCCGTTCACGCTGTAGACGTGGTAGAGGCTTGCAGAGAGCGTCTGCGTGGCGCCGGCTGCGTCGGTGTAGGTGACGCTGGTGACGCTTGACAGCGGTGAGCGAGGCAGGATGATTTCTCCATCCGCCGGGAAGCCCTCGAGCTGGTAGGCGAAAGAGCGGTTGATGAGAGCCCGGCGGGTCTCGGCCTCGATCACCTGGGTGGCGCTCAGGATGAGCGTGGCGATGTAGGCATCGTCCTGGGTGTGGTAGATGCGAGCGTGCGTCTTGAACTCGGCCGCAGTCACCACGGCCGCGGTGGCGCCGTTGTCAGTCAGGTTGGTGCGCAGGCCATCAGTCACGGCTTGGATCCCTTCTTCACGGCTCGGCAGCAGTCAGGCTTGACGCACGCCCGGGGCTCGGCCTCGTAGCGCTCGGCAAGGCCCGTTGCGATCAGTTCCGTGGCGGTGCGATCGTCCACGTCCAACACCTCGCCGACAGCGTGGCCGTCGCGCGTGTCCGCATACGCCTGGATGACCTTGACCTTCGGCATCTTTGAAATCCGCCCGGGGGGTTCCCCCCCCGAGCGGTGTGGGTTTCAGTCAGGTGTCTGATCAGCTGGCCGGAGCCATCAGGTACCGGAACGCCTCGACCTGGGTGATGGTGATGTCCACGCGGTTCTGGGCGAGGAAGCCCGTCTGGTTCGTCTCCGCGTAGCGCTCGCGCAGCACCTTCAGCGTGTAGCCACTGCGCTCGCCGATCACGCAGTAGTCGAACGCGCCAGCGATGCCGACAACGTTGCCAGCGGCGATGCTGTTGACGTACGCGCTGGCGTAGACCGGGATGCCCATGATCCGATCCGGCTCGCCCAGCATGCCCGAGGGCTGCCAGAAGTAGTTGAGAGTGCCGCCCAGGGAGCCGAGCTTGCGGATCAAGCTGAGCACGGCATCGCTGGTCACGATCGCGCAGCTCGGGTGCATGCGGTACTGGCGGGGGATCGAGTAAATCCAGTCGATCACGTTCGCCGCAGAGAACGTAAGCGATGCAATCGATCCGCCCATCGTTGCGCCGGTGGCGATCAGTCCCTGGCCCGTGCCCGTGTAGGTCAAAATCCCCTTCGGGTTCGGCGCCGTGCCGTTGCCCGTGAGGAAGTTCGACTCCTCGACCTCAGCAAACTTGCGCGCAAACTGTTCCGTGACGATCGACTCGATCGAGAAGCCGGGGCCACGAGCGGGCGCGTCTTCCATCAGCTCGTTGGAGACGAGGCTGATACCGGCCAGGCGGCGAGGCTGCAGCACGCGGTTGGTGAAGGTGCCGGTGGCCTCGGTCAGAGATCCGCCCTCGTTGACGAACGCTGCACTGGGGAGACCGGTTTCAAATGCGATCTCACGCTTCCAGCTGCCGAGCGGAAGGACTCGCGCGAGCTGGCGCAAGACCACGGAGTTCTGCAGACGCTTCGCAAGCTCCTGATGAAACTCGACGGGCGGCAGGACGTCGCCTGAGCCGGCCGTGCCCTCGCTGAGGGCGCGCATCTCGGCCACCGGGGTGTGCTCGCCGCGCTTGAGGTAGGTCTCGTAGGCCTTGACGTACTCGTCGCTGCAGCGGAAGTCGCCGAAGCGGGGGGCCCGCTGGGCGGTCTCGCGAGCCGCGGGAGCGCGACGCATCTCAGGGGCGTCGGGGCCGACGTCCACAAAACCAGCCTCGCGATCCTTAGCCGCCAGCGCCATCAGCTGGTGGTTCTTCTCGATCACGCCCTGGACGCGGCGGTACTCGGCGTCAAGGCTGTCGAAGGTCTTGGTGTCATCGGCCGAGAGATCGCCGCCGGCCTGGTTGGCCTTCTCGATCAGCTCGCTCATCTGGCGGTAGCGGGCGTCATTCTCAGCCCGCAGCTTCTTGTAGCTGTCCATGTTTATTTCCTCTGCGGCTTAGCCGCGATGGATTCCAAATGCAGCATTCACGTCAGTCAGCGCACCTGCGCATCGAACCGACACGATGAACGCTGCTTCGTTCGTGGCGGCGAAAGTTTCGTTGAGACGGGTCACGCTGATGCCGTTGCCCGCGAACGCGAGCAGGTAGCGCGAGAGGTCGGCGGCAAGCAGGATGGGTTCTCCGGGTTGCGCGAGCGAGTCTGAGCCAATCGCGGAGGCGGGACTCATGTTTGCGAACATGTAGGGGCGGCCGTAGATGCGACCATCCGAAAGCAGCATGTTGGACGCTGCATTTCCGACAGATGTGGATGACTGGTAGTTGCCGAACATGTTGTTTCCCTGATTTGCGGGATTGCTGTTGCCTGCGTTGTTCTTGCTGTTGAATATGAAAGTTGCGCGTTCCCAGTAGTGGGGCGCAAGTCTTTCATCCTGACAAAGGCCAAGGGTGCAGGCGACGATTTGAGTCGAGGTAGTCACCGCGCCAGCACCCATCGCGGCGGCGCTCGTGATGCTGCGGCTGTAGCGCTTCAGCGTGTTTGCGATGCCGTGACATGCGTCAGATCCAGCAGTGCTGGCCGTGCCCGCGGTCACGCTGTCATCCTTGTTGCCGATCAGGATCTGGCGAGACAGTTCCCGCAGGATGTCCTGCGAAGCCTGGCGCACGATGATGCTCTCGACGCTCGCATCGCCCATCTGCGCCGAATCCTCGACCAGTTCCTGAGAAGCCCGCACCATCACGCTGATGCGCTTCAGGGTGAAGGTGGACGTGCCGGTTCCGTTGTTGCTTGTGCCGGGATTGGTCAGGCTTGGCACTACCACCTGCGCCTGGCTGCCAGCCGTCGCGTCGATCAGTGTTCCAGCCTCGCCAGGGTTGTTCTGGACGCTGAACCCGCGAGGTGAAGAGCTGCTGCTGTTCGGGGGCGTGATGATCGGAACGCTGAAGGTGCCGGTCGAGGTGTAGACCTTGCTCACCTTGCCGACGATGCGGTCATCGCCCAGCTCCTCCATGAACATGTTGGAGTAGGTGGTCGGGAAAAGCACCGCGCCGTTGTTTGCGCTTCCCTCACTGAGGGCGCGAGCTTCGGTGTCGGTCAGGCCCTTGTGGCCCTTTGCCAGGTAGTTGCGGAACAGGCTGCGATATTCCTCGCCGCCGCGGTCCAGCTTGTTGATCTTGTCAGCCATCGCAGTCTCCGTTGAGCGCTGCGACGGGCCAAAAAAATGGCGCACTGCCGCAGCGGTTGGGGGGTTCAGTTCCAAACGCCTTGCGGACCAGTGCGCCACGAGGGCTGTCACGGAGGTCTGCCTCGCTCGCAGTCGGATCGCACTAGGCGATGGCCCGCTGCTTGCGGTGCTATTCGATTAGGAGGCATTTTCACACGCCAGAATGCCTCTGCAAGACCCCATCACATCGGAGGGGCCAGCCGCAGGGTCCGACGCACCGGATCGCTCTGGGCGGCTTCCCGGGCCTCCACGCTGGTCGTGGGGTTGGCGGGGAAGGTCACGAGCGACAACTCCAGCAGGTCGGCGTCGAGGATCACCCGCACGGGCTTGGTCTCGCCCTTCTCGTAGCGCTCTTCGCGCACCATGAACCCGAACGAGCACTGGCTCACCACGCCGCTCTCGACTAGCGCGTGGGCCTCGCGGGCGGTCGCGGTGTCAGGCAGGGTGGCCTCGAAGCCGAGGCCCTTCTCGTCCGTCCAGAGCCGCAGGTTGCCAGCGCGGACGCGCGCCAGCGGCTTCCCGGTGTCGTGATTCCACAGCAGGGCGATGTCGCCGGCGTCCTCAAGGGCCCGGTCGAACGCCTTCGGGTCCACGCGCTCCATCTCGCGGCCCATGTCGTAACTCTCCCACGTCACCGCATAGCCGCGCACCTTCAGGTCGGCGGCCTCGCTCAGGGTGCCCAGGGCACGGGTTTCAGGCTTGTGCATTGTTGTCCTCCAGAATGGGTTCGTTGAGCACTTCGATGCGCACCAGGTCGAGCAGCTCCGCAGCCGCCGCGCCCGGGAGCGTGTTCCAGCCGGCCAGAGAGTCGGTGAGGTGGCTGATCTCGCCGACGCTGCCGCGCAGGTGCCGAGCGTGGCGCACAAGCGCCTCGTCCAGCACCTTGATGGCCTTCGCCTCATCGCCGAGCAGGCGACCCAGCCCGGCCACCACGTCGCGCAGGTCGGCGTCAAGGCAGTCGATGGGGGGCGCCCACTTGTCGAGCTTGGCCTGGGTGCGCTGCTTGAGCAGGTACTCGCTCACACGGGTGAGGTGCCGCTTGTAGGCGCCCTCGACCGCCGGCCGCACGGCTGCGATCGCCGCGGTGCGCTGGGCTGCCGCGAGCAGCTCGCGGGCGCGCTCAGTCTGCTCCTCGGCGTCCTCGGCGTCCACATCGACGCTCACAGGCACCTCCTCGACCTCCTCGGGCTCAAGGTCCTGGGACGGCGGCACGGAAGGGGCCGCCGGCTGCTGGGAGCCCGGCGCCTCGGTGTTCAGCGGGACGCGGATCTGGTCGCCGCCATCGACGGCCTTCAGGCCCTCGCGTGCGCGGGCCTCGTTGACCGTAAGAACACCGTTCGTGATGCCGATCGCGTAGGCGCTGAAACGGGTGCTCATGTCAGCCCGGAGTAGGCTGTCAAAGTTCACCCGCGTGCAGTACGGCTCTCCGCGGACGATCAGCTTTCGGCTGGCCTCTTGCTCAAGCCTGCTGGCCCAGCTTGCGAGCGTGTGCTTCACGAACTCCGTGTCGGCCTGCTCGGTCGAGTTGTAGGAGCCGGCCTCGGTATCGCCGATCTTGTGCGACGGGACCTGCATGATGCTCGCGATCTGACGCATGCACCATCGGCGCATCTCGATCAGGTCGTTGTCCTTCATCGTGTTGCTGATGGGCTTGTACTCAAGCCCGTCCTCAAGCACGGCCACGCGGCCGGCCCGGCTGGCGCCGCCGTGGGCCGCCTGCCACGCCTCACGCAGCCGCTTCGACGCATCGGGGCTCAAGCGGCCAGGCATGCGCAGGGTGCCAGCCGGGACAGCGTTGTTCGCCACGAACCGAGTCACGAACTCCGTGATCTCCAGCTCCAGAGCGATCACGTCGCGCATCAGGTGGATCGGGGGCACGCCGAGCAGCCCGTCGAAGGTGGTGGGACCCACGAGGTGGAACATGTCGTAGGCCCGGAATCGGCGCATCGCCTTCTCGGCGTTGTTGCCGACGTACTTGCCGGTCCAGACCTGGTAGTAGGGCTGGTTCTCACCGTCCCGGTACATCGCAACGTAGTCAGGTCGCAGCGCCTCCAGCGCGACGGGCCGGCCTGCGGCGTCGCGGTGGATGTAGGCGAAGGCGTTGCCCGTCAGCAGGCAGTCGCTGATGAGCTTCTCGCGGAACTGGATCGCTCCCACATCGTCGCTCACTTCGTAGTTCAGCAGGTTGTGGAGCGGGTGCTCAGGCTCTGCGATCTTGCCGTTGGCAGTCTCGCGCAAAACTTCCCAATCGAGTCGCGCGATACTCGACGCGATCAGGCGCACGCAGGCGTACACGCTCGGGCTCTCCAGCGCTCTCGCTGGCGTGATGGCTTCGCCGGTGTAGGAGTACGACTGAACGTAGGACTGCACCGACCCGCTGGTCGATTGACCGATGGGCACGGTGTCCTCGAAGTCGGAGCGCGGCGGAGTGGGGCCGAGATAGCGGCGCACGATGTCCTTCAAACCCATGAAATGTCCCTTTCTTCGTAGACGCTTGGGCCGGTCTCGGTCTTCTGGTGCAGCCAGGTCGCGAGAGCGGTGACGAGAGCCGCGAGCGGGTCGATGCGCTCGGTGCTCGATGCCTTGCTTGGCTTCACGTTTCCAGCAGGGTCGATGTCGAGCACGCAGTTCGACACAGCCCAGGTGAGCAGGTGGTTGTCGTTGTGGCGCAGCTTGCGGCCGAGCACAAGCGCTTCAAGGCGCTTCGCCGGCTCACTCAGGGTGCGGTAGCCCTGGCGTACCTCGATCATCGGAACGCCCTCGGCGTAGAGCTGCGACGCCAGCTGCGTCGCGCCCCACGGGTCGTAGCCGACCGCTTTGACGTTATAGCGCTTCACCAGATCGCGGATCTTGTGCCCGATGAAGTCGTAGTCCACGACCGCGCCCGGCGTCGGCTGCAGCCAGCCCTTCGCGGCCCACACCTCGTAGGGTGCGCGGTCGCTGCGGCTGCGCCGGCGGATGCCATCCTCTGGGCACCAGGACCAGGACAGCACATCGACCGACCCGTCCGCGAGCGGGAACGCGAGGCTCAGGCTCGACAGGTCCGTCGTGGTCGAGAGGTCGAGGCCCATGTAACACTCGCGACCCAGCAGCGCATCGTGGTCGCACCCGCTCGAATAGCACGCGTTCCACGAGTCGGCGCTGATCCAGACCTGCTTGCTCTCGGTCCATTGGCACAGGTACAGCTGACGAAACGCCGTCTCGTAGGAGGGCAACTCCTTCGCCTTCGAGCACTCGGCCGCGAGGAACTCCTCGGACACCGTGATACCCAGCGACGGGTTCGCCTTGCGCCACACCTTCGGGCTCTTCCAGTCATCATCGACGGGTGCTCCGAACAGAACCGGCATGAACTTCGGATCCTCGACCACGCCCGAACGCACCTTCTCCGCGTAGTCGTGCAGTTCCCAGCACAGGCTGTTGCGGTCATGCCCGGCAGTCGTGATCGACACCCGGAGGGGCTGCTGGCGGGCACCCATCGAAGTCACCATTGCGTCGTACAGGTCACGATCGGGGAACGTGTGCACCTCGTCGAAGACGATGCAGCTTGCGTTCTTGCCGTGCTTCGTGCCCGCGTCGCTCGACAGGATTTCCAGCTTCGAGTTGCCGAAGGTGATCACGTTGCGGAACACCTCGACGCTCTTGGCGAGCGCCGCGTTCGACTGCACCATCTGCCGGCAGGCGTCGCCGACGATCGCGGCCTGGTCGCGGGCGCTCGCGCAGCAGTAGACCTCGGCGCCCGGCTCGCGATCGCACAGCAGCATGTAGAGCGCGAGCCCGGCCACAAGCGTGCTCTTGCCGTTCTTGCGCGGCACCTCGATGTAGGCGTCGGTGAAGCGCCGCGTCCCGTCGGCCTTCTTCCAGCAGAGCAGGGCACCCAGCAGGTCTCGCTGCCACGGCAGCAGGGAAAACGCCTTGCCAGCCCACACACCCTTCTGATGCGTCAGCAGCCCGAAGAAAGTGTCAAGGCGCTGCAGCTCGTCCACATCGAACCAGTCGCCCTTCGCGGCGGTGGCCGAAGCACTGAAGCCCGCAACAGGTGCGAGCCTAGGCCGTCTTGGGTTTGAGGAGCGCTTCGATGCCCGAGGCATCCCCCTTCGACTTTCCTGAACCCACAAGACCGACGCGCGACGCAGGAGTCAGCCCGAACTCCTTCGACAGACGCATGACCTCGGCCCTCGCCTCGTCGCGCGCCTTCTTCCACGGAGAGATATACGACCCCTGCGCCGTTTCAAGTACAAGCCCCTTTTCCCGGCACGCCGCAGCCATGCGCTCGAACTCGGCCTGGTACATCGCCAGCGCGTTGTGCGCCTTGTAGTCCTCGCAGGCGTACAGACCCATCCGGCGCAGGTCCTCGATGATGCGGTCAAAGTGCCGGCGCGCGATGTCATCAGCCGCGACATCGGGCAGCATGAGCGGCGTCCCGTCGGTGCCTTGCGGCTCCGGCGCCCTGGCGTGGCCCTTCTCGCTGCCTCGAAACTTCAGAATCGCGGTAGGTACGGGTCGCCTTCCCATAAACTAAGCCTCCCCTCGACTGTTTCGGGCGCCGCGTGCAGACGTG